CACCTTGAGCAGCCCCTCTCCAGGGAGCTCCTGGAGGTTGATCGTGTGGTAGAGGCCATTCTCTTTGTGAGAGAAGGCAAGCGGAGAGAACGGAGCCTGCCTACGCAGGTAAAGACTTCCCACCACATCCCTCTCGTGAGCCAACAGGCGAGCGAGGATGTCTCCCGGGAACACATGGTCATCGTCGATGAAGAAGAGCCACTCGGAGTCCGTCTCCAGCATCCGCTCCACGAGCTTGTTGCGCCCGCGCACGATGTCTGTAGAGAGCGCCCAGTCGATCTTCGTCCCAGGGACGTGCTCGAGTTGGCTCAGGCACACCGGAAACAGCGTGTAACGACTCTCGTCGTTGGCGACGATGCCTACTGTCCCGCTCATGCTTCTACTTTCTCAGACGACGTGGATGCTTCCCCGTACTCGATGGGGAGAATGACGTTGACCGACGCCCCGTAGGAGCCGATGGTGGCACCGACCGACCACTCGCCCTCGTGCACAGTCGGCCACATGACGGCGTGGGTGATGTGCCCGATCTTCACCGAGAGGTCGACATGGATGTCGAAGTCCTCCGCCTTTGCCTTGTTGCAGAAGAGGAGATCCTCGGAGGCGGCGTCATACTCGAACCATCTCGGGCCTCCCACCGCGATCAGCACTGAGCGGTGGATGAGCATTCCCGCCGTCCCCGCCGCCACGATCTCCACCAGGCCTGACTCCTCCTGACCTGGCAGGAAGATGGGCAGGTAGCGCCTCTCGTCCACTCTCTCCGTGAATGCCACCGGAGGGAAGGGGGCGGAGCGTGTCGTGCAGACCGGGACGATCACCTTCTTCTCGTGGGAGAGCAACTGGTTCAAGACGTTGGGCGCAAAGGCGTGATCGTCGTCCATGAAGAAGAGCCACTCGGCTGACGAGTCGATGGTCATCTGGCAGAGAGCGTTGCGAGCTCCGCACCAGTCACCCCCGATCAGGGTCTCCTTGCGCCAGCCCGGAGGCATCTCCAGCTTGTCCAGACACGTCCAGAAGAGCGTGTAGCGCGCAGAGTCGTTCGCGATCACCCCGACGATGCCGCTCATGCGTTCACCTTCGTCATGTAGCCGCCCGTCTCCTGGCGCTCCTGCGGGAGCCCTCCGTACATCCTGCGAATGGGCGGACCCATCGAGGGGAAGACGCCGCGATGCTGATCTTCCGTCCACTTGGAGTCCTCTCCCGCGTGACGCAGGAGGTAGATCTCGATCCCCGGGAAGCGCTCCTGGGCGTTCTGGATGACCCACTCCTGATCGAAGGAGCCGTTGGTGGTCTTGATGATGTAGCCCGAGGTATCGATGGTGCGGGCGTGCCAGCGCGGGCGTGGGTCATCGGGGTTGTCGGGGAAGATCTCCACCCGCGCCACCCCGTTCGTCACATCGTCCGGCTCCGCCTCGAACACCTCTGGCTCTGCCTCGGGCTCATCCGGCACCCCGCCGCCGATCCAGGTAGCGAGGTCGTGGATGAGCGCCCCGGAGTTCGGGTCGTCCTGAGCCTGGGCGTACTCACGAATCGCCGCCACCACGTCGTCGATGAGAACGTAGGTGCCGACAGCCGTTACGGGGAAGCCTCGGATCTCGGTCATCTTCCCGGTCTCATGTCTTCGGCGTGAATCCTCAGATACCAGCCACCGCTCCCCCACATGGAACGCAGGAACGTGATCCCCGTCGCGCCGTTACGTGACAGGGGGATATTCATGCCCTGGGGTAGCTGATGGGGTACACGACTTCGACCTCTGCGGGTCCGGCGGAGCAGACCTTGACGTGCTCCAGGATCACATCGCGCCTAATTGCCACTCTCTCCCACTCACTGGCTCCGTAGGGGTACTTGCACTCGCAGTGGACAGAGCAGCGCGGGCACACCAACTCGACCGACTTGGCGGCCCAGGGTGTCTCCCGCGCTTCTCTGACCTGGAGTTGCATCACTAGCTGGTCGAGGTCACCGCGACTGCAGCGCAGTCGGCCTCGGGTGGCTCAACGTCCGTCTTCCAGTAGCCGCCCTCGGAGATGTCCTCGCCGTCGGGCGGGCCGTCTCCGTAGGGGCCGTCTCCCCAGTTGCCGTTGGTGCGGGAGAAGCCGTTGAGGGTCGGCTGGGCAGCCGCTTCCTCGAACGTGTTGTCCCCGAGTGCCCAGATAGTCATGGGGAAGACCCAGTGGACCCACGGCAGCGCCGCATCCTGGCCCGAGCCCACGATGTGCTTCGTCCAAAACTCGAAGGCCACCGCCGGCTCGTCCTCGTCGCAAGCGAGCGAGGAGGGGAAGGCGAGCCCGACAACGTCTCCGCCGTCGGAGATCGTGGCTGCCCCGAGCATGAACGCCATCATCTCCGGCTCGAGCGTTGCGTCTCCGAAGGAGAACTCGAACCAGTTGAAGGTGTCGGGGAACTTGAAGGACGAGATCTTGCAGCCGCAGCCGTTCCGGACCGAGACTGCGGTGCCCGTCTCGATGTTCGGGGTGACGGTGACTGTGATGGCGGTGTCCGTGACGTAGGCGTTGTTGCCTGCGATCACGTTCCCGTTCGAATCTACTCGCGTGACGCGTGTCCGACAGAGCCCGAAGGACACGCCACAATTGACTGCCATTACTGAACCTCCTTCGGACTCATCACGGAGTCCAGTCGATCAGAACCCCGGATTGCAAGGACGTGTCCCACAAGGGTAGGACGAACCGCTCAGCGCGGTAGGTGATGACGTTCGATTCCCGGTCGATGTACTCGGATACCCGGAGCGTGGGGCTGGACTCCAGGAAGACCTTCACCGGGCCTGTGGCAAAGGCCCACTCCTGCCCCACAGAGGGATCGGAACCGGTCTTGCCGGAGGGGTCGGTGTTGATGTAGCCCCCGCCCGATACGACCGGCGTGCCGTTGGCCGTCTCGATGTACCCCTCGCCGTTGTCGGTGATGAGGTTCACGAAGTTCCAGGCCGAGACCGTTCCCGGAGAGGCGTGGATGATGCCCTGCCTCCCGGTAGCGCCGATGGCGTTCTCGAGGAAGTTCAACCCCGCCTGCGGGAGCACTGCTGCACCCCCGAGTTGGGTGAGGTTGGCGTCCCCGAGGAAGGGGTTGGTGGAGCCTGTGACCCCCTTGGCGAGAGCCTCCTCCACCCCGAAGGAGAGGGTGGCCTCCAGAGCGCGTTCTGCCCTGGAGGCAAACTCCTCCGCTGCCTGTGTGATCGTGGAGCAGGTGATCGGCAGGTAGGCCACCAGCCCATCGAAGCGCGGCTGGTCCCAGTCCGATTCCGATCCCTTGTCTCGGTCCGATCCGTCTGAGCACGGCTCCCAGAGAGAGGGCGTGTCGACGGGGTAGCCGAAGACGTTGACTCCGTTGAACACCCGGTTGTTGTTCTCCACGACCGCGCCGAGTGCCCGCAGGGTGTTGAGCAGGCTGTATTCCGGCGCGACTGGAAGTGGGCCGTCCAGATCGAGCGCTGGACCTACTGCTGTGAACGTGCTCATCTGGACAGCCCCTTTCCGTTATCTCAGTCGCACGTTCGGCTGGATCCCGCTGGCGGGAAGTTGCCGTTCGCGCAGATGTCGGTCGACTCCCAGTAGCAGGCCTGGGAAGGAGCGATCCGCACGACGTTGCGGAAGCGCTCTCCGAAGACCTGGAAGTCGTTGGTCGAGTTGAGTTCCGAGTCACGGACGATCCCGAGTTCGAGGACTCCCATGTCGATTCCGAGGAACGCGCCCTCGGGGAAGAGAGCCCACTGGATGATGTCCGGGAAGGCGTCCAGCGCACCGGCTGCCTGGGAGGCGTCCGGAGTCTGGTCCGTGCCTGCGGCGAACTGCCCGTCGAGGTAGTAGACCGGGTCGATTCCCACCGAGCGCAGGTAGGCGTCGATGTCGCCACGGGTCTGGTAGCGGTCGAACTGGTTCTGGATCGCGTCCAGGAGCAGGATGTCAAGCACGACTGCCGGCAAGAGAGCGCGGAAGCGTGCCTCCCTCGGCATCCGGAAGCGTCCCCGGATCCCGTACATGGACTTCACGATTGCGTCCACGAGGTAGATCAGGGCACCGAGGGTCTCCGCACCGGAGGTGACGTTGACCGAGAGAGCCTTGATCCGCTCGAGGATGAACATCTCCGAGGTCTGCGCCATCGCAGCCATCGTGAGCTCGTTCTCGTGCGCGATCTTCTCGGGCCAGGAGCGGGCGTTGAGGTTGCCGTACTCCCGGCAGTGAGCGATGATGTTGACCGCCGTCTCCGTGTACTCGACGCAGTCGAGGTCCTGACAGGACTTGGTTGCGAACGTCCCGCCGAGGGCATCGTTCGCCTCGGAGATGGAGGAGATGGCCGTGGTGATGTCCGCGATGTAGGTGGACTCGGGGACGTTCACCGCTCCGCGCCGTGCGGCGAAGATCGGCAGGGAATCCCAGACCGGCTCCGCCGTCGTTGCGAAGTTGACCATCGAGTAGAAGGGCTCCGCAGGTGCGCAGAGACCACCCGAAGCGGTGAGCGAGTGTCCGCCCAACTGCCCAGGCGTCGAGGACACGATGACGTTGCGCAGCTTCTCCGCGTTGTCGTCGGCGTTGTCGGTGAGCGTCCTCTCTTCCGGATACTCCCACGTCGCCTTCGCGATCCTGTGCTCGGGGCCACCGAAGCGGTAGCGCCCTGGCGTGTCCGTCTTGGGATGCGGCCCGTGGTGCGTCGCCGCCGCGAGAACCAACTCCGCGAGCGTGCTGCGGTTGAGAGCGTCCTTGAACTCCAGGCTCATCTCACCCGCTGCCACCAGGGCTGCCAGCCCGTCTGGCTTGGGCTCTTCCTGCGGGAGCCGGTCTGCCTTGGGGGCGGGAGGTGTGCGTGAGAAGCGCATCACCGAAGCGGGCTCCTTGGGAGCCTCTTCCGTGACCTCGGCTGAGGCGAGAACGAGTTCTCTCTCCTCTTCCTTCACTTCTTCCACTTCCTCCTCGGCCACGACTTCGACGGGAGCCTCTTCGGCTTCCTCGGAGTCGCCGCCCTCGTCGCCGTCTCCCTCTTCCTCGTCGTCTGCCTTCGGCTCGAATGCCTGCAGCGTCTCTTGCTTCTTTGCGACGTAGTTCTCGTGTGCGCGCTCGCGAAGGTCGCGCTCAGCCAGCAGGAGCTGGTACTGATTGCCGCCCTTCTCGAGTTGCGCGAGGATCTCCTCGGCCGAACGATCCTCGAGGAACTCTGCGTTCTCCTCGACGATCAGTTCCTTCGCGGCCTCGTGGTCCTCGACAAGCTTCTTCAGCTCCTCTTCGGAGACTGCGCTGATGTCTTCCGGTAGGGCTGGAAAGAGATCTTCCATTGGGGTCCTCCTATGGACGTAGTGGTTCACGCCCGGAACCCCTGGCACCGGATTGCGCAGCGAGCACTGCTCTCCGCGTTACGACGACTTGTAGCAGAGGCTGAAGATGGTCACCAGTTGTAGGCGAGCCCATCCTCGGCCACGATGAGCGCTTTGCGCTGTGGATCCTTGCCCCAACGCGCCTGCTGACCACCCTTCACCGAGGGCACCATGTCGGGGTGCTCCACCAGCGAGGGGACGCACACACGTATCTCCTGGAAGGTGTCCCGCGCCCAGCGGCCGGCGTTCCCGTCGTCGGCTCGAGTCATCAGCTTGGCGTGGTCATCAGACCAGGCCAGGAACTCCTGCGCCTTGTGCCTGGGCCAGAGAACAGCCACCAGCGGGACGATGGGGGAGCGATGCATCCACACGTATGAGTCCTTGCGGGTGAGCGCGCGCATGAACTTCCTCGCTGTCCCCTGTGGGTAGCCGCCGAGGAAGAGGACGACGGGGTGATCTTTGTTGGAGAAGGAGATGGCATCAACCGCGCCGGCAAAGTTGCGGCACACGACCACGTCGTCCTGGATCACCAGAAGATGCGTGCAATCCGGTAGATCGTGTAGGCAAGCCCGATATCCAGCCCAAGGGTCAGGAGGGTCGCTGCTATGAAGACATAGTTGCGTCGGGAGTCCCAGTGATTCCACCAGTTCTTCGTGAAGATGCGCCCTAGCCGGATGAGCTTGGATCCTTGCCAGGATCACGCGCGACGAACGAAGTAGATGATCAGAACGATCACCAAGACGATGATGAGTAGATAGAGAAGGCTCACTTCCAAGCCGCCATCAAGGCACGCTTGCGCCGCTGGTAGCCCTTGGATCGCATCGCGGCTACGAGGGCTTCTTCGTCGTCCTCGCAGTCGCAAAGTCCCGGAAGGATAAGGGACTGCACTCCCCCACTAGCCGACAGCGCGAACTGCGGAGACTCGAACCCGTTGACAGGGACCGCCAGCGCGGCCACCATCTCCAGGTTTCCTCGCATCAGCCGCCAGTCTCCCGAGATCGGGTTGGCGCGGAGTGACACAAGTGCCGAGGTAGCAAGATCGGGCTGGAGTACTCCCGATATCCAGATCCCTTGTTTTCCGTTGGAGGCTCTGGCGAGGGCTCCGACTGAGCCGGTGTTGTCGTAGTGCCGGGAGGCAGCCACAACGTCGGCAGTGAGTGGAGCGTGGTCGGTATCGAAGGTGATCTTTCCGATGGCAACTCTCTCTCCTTCCCGGGTCTGGACATACCCCTGGTGGAACTGCTCGTAGTTGGTGGCCGAGCGCGGAGGAGTCACGCACTGCTCGAACTGGCCCCCGAGGAAGCCCCGGTGGCAGGAGCCCCAGATGGCGGCGTGCCCGTACACCGAGCCGTCATCCTCGTAGGTCATGGGAGTTGGCGTCTTCGGCTCGGGCCGGAAGAAGGCCTCTCTGGACGGTGAGAACTCAGTTGTAGACACTCGCTACCTCCCGCGCGTTTTCGACCTGTGCCATGAATGCTGACGGAAGCTCTGGATGCTCCGATTCGAACAGCGTCCTTGCAGCGTAGACTTCGAGGGTTTGGGAAAGCGAGGCCGCAAGCGCAGAGCCGAATCCCCGCTCGAGGAGTAGCGACTCGAATCCCTCCGTCCCGCCGCGCACCAGCTTCAGGGGCTCGTCCACCGCATTGGGACCGAGGATGGAAGCGACGAGGGAGTTCGGCTGCCCGTCGGCGCAGTCCTTGCACTTGTGGCGGATGCGGATGCCTGCGAGCTCGCGGCAGCGCATGAGCGCCAGGTCGGCGGCACCAAGGATGTGCGCGGAGGCCGTTCTCGACTCCTGCCTCGACCCCGAGCGCCCGCCAGTGGGAGCAGGAGGGCCATTGGATGCGTCTCCGTTTCGTTGGGGGGAGCCTGGTGGCCCCGGGGGAAGGACAGGCGGGACCACCGGCTCCACGTAGAAGGGCGTCCCCTTGAGCAGCGAGGCGTCGCGCATCTTGGTCGCAAGCCAGATCTTCTTGTCGTCCTCGGTCGATGCGTACTCGGCGGGGAAGCCCTTGAGTTCCAGGTAGGCCTCGTCGTTGATCTGCCCACGGTCGAAGGCCTGGTCGGCGTCTTCGGTGCGGTCGGGGGAGATCACGACCTGGCTGTCGTCGTAGGCCACGACCACCGACTCCCAGCCCGAGTACTCCTCCATCTCGAGCGCGCGGCGCAGGTACGACTCCGAGAGATCGTCCGCGAACTGCTCGGCCTTGGGGATGCCGTGGGTGCGCCACATGTCGTGCATCACCTGCTTGGCCGTCCAGTGGTTGGCATCCGTCATCCCCAGGAGCGCCTCGGGTGGCATGTCCATCCCGAGCGCCAGACGCCAGATCGCCTCCTTACGCAACTCCTTCTCGGCGTAGTCCGTCTGCGGGTCGTGCAGCTGCATCCACTTGATCCCGTCTCCGTACTCGTATGCTCCTTCCAGCATGAACGGCACCTTCGCCGAGGCCGATCCGGGGTTGTCGATCTGGGACTGGAAGTGCTCCGCCATGTCGGCGAGGAAGATGTTGTTGAGTGCGTCCTCGTCTCCGATGGGCTCTGCGGGGTTCGGCGAGAGTTCGGAGGGGACGAAGAGGAGGCCGTTGGTGAGACGGGTGATGGCCGTTCCCTGCACCGAGGCTGTCAGCGACAGCAACTCCTCGCACACCTGCGTTACGGCGACGACGGGGGAATCTGCGAGGTCCGAGTGCTTGGGGTGGGGATTCCAGAAGCGATACCCGATCCCCACCTCGTCCGTCTCGCGCTTGTCGAAGGTGAGCCGCACCGCGAGCCCGTCGTCACGAATCTTGACCTCGTCCTTCCAGAGAAACTTCCAGCGCTCCACGGGTGTCCCCAGGCGGTAGCCGAAGAGGACGCCCTCGCCGGTGATGAAGGAGAGAAGCCCATAGCGGTATTGCAGTTGCGAGCGTCCGCCGCCGGGGTCCTGGATGCGGTTCAGGATCTCGACCGGTGCTCCTGCCTTGATCTCCTCGATGTCACCCGTGGGCGAGAGATTGGCGGGGAAGTAGCGGACCCGCGACATCATCCGCGCCAGGAAGTGGCTGGCGAAGTGAAGCTCGGGGATGAGGTCGTAGAAAGTGAGCGCCTGGTATTGCCAGGGCATCGCCATGCGGGTTGCGTACTGAGACCCTCCGGTCTGTAGCCCCCCGCGCATACGAGAGGCCGACGCTGTCACCGCACGGGGAGGTTCCCGCCTG